TTATTCTCTAATCTCTTTTTTCTTTCCATCCTTTAACTGAACTAATGCTTCTTTTAATTTTTCTGGGGCTGGTACACCTAGACCTATTGCATTTTCTATCAAACTCAACCCCTCATTTGCTATATAAAAATAGCAAGTCATTGTTCTGAACACCCATGTTCCAGAATTTAACAGCCTATCTAATAGTACTGCTACAATTAACACTGCAAATATAACTACTTTTCTAGCTATACCTTTAAGCCCTACATCAGAACTTAATTTTTTATTAATGTAACCTCTTAGAAACCCTGTTGCATAGTCTAAAATCATAAATGTTACTAATACACCCGTCGGAGTATCCCAAGCTCCAAATAACCAAGTAAATATAGTCCCTAGTACTGCAATAAAAGTCTTAAAATATTTTAATATAATCTCCATATCTCACCTTCCTTGATTCAAATTTGATGAATAAAAATTAAATATAAATAATTATTGAATTCATTTAATGTAAAAATAAGCAACAAAAAAGACCCTCTAAAGGCCTTAATTATTGTTTGTATGTTTGTTATTTAATTGCTATATCTAATGTTTTTAATCCTGTACAATATTATATTTTCTAATGCATAATACATTACTCCAATAACAATGCAAATAATTATATTAATGCTTATAGCTTTTAACAATCCTATTTTCGTAATAAGTGTGTTGCTTATTGGACTAAAATAATAAACCATTTGTACTAAATAGACATGATATGACGCTCTTCCTATAATAACTATTATATTTTCAACTTTTTTATTTATTTTTAAGTTATCTATTTTTTGTAATAGAAATATAAATAAAAAAGGATAAAATGCGGTTGGCAAAGAAGTACCTGTCCAATATGTAAATAATCTTACTTGATACCCAAGAAAACTTATTGAATATATGAACAAAAAACTCCAAAATGCAGGCAACCAAACATGCCTTAGTTTAATTTTATCTTTATAATAAAACAAGGTTATACCTAGCCATATAAATATTATATAACGTACAAATAAAAGTCTATATATTAGTATGTTTACATTAAAATGATGTATTAATAGCTCTGAAAGCAAATGAATGCTTATAATGGTTATAGTGCCACTTATATAATCCTTCTTAAGTAAATTAATCATGAACGGAAAAACTATAAGTATTTGCAGTAATATCCAAAAATAATAGCCTCCTTGACCATATGCACCAGTTTTAATTATATCCACTGCTATTCTTTTTAGATCATATCCAAGATGAATAGCGTATATTATTTCAATTAATAATGCGAATACAAATGCAGGTACTAGCCTTATTAGTTTATGGCTAAAATTTTCAAACCTAAACCATTCTTTTGTTGAATTTATTTTTTTATTTTCCAATGACATTGTATAAGTATAACCAGTTATTATAATAAAAAATGGAACTGCCATATCAATTGTAAATTGAAATAGATACTTATTTCTTATTATTCCAGTAATATTGGAATGAGTTATAATAACCATGATTATGCTTAACGCCTTTATAAAATCTATAAAAAATATTCTCTTTCTATTACCGTCCATAAACACTACCTCCATATCATAAAATTATATATTATGTAAAAATATATAGCAATGATATGGAGGTATATTATTGAACGAAAAAGCTATTTGCAACATAGTTGCATCCTACTCCTGCTGCAGTACTTGCGTTTACTATAACAACTATACAATCTTGTGTTACTGATAATGCTGTATAAGCCACATTGTCAGTTCTTGTTCCTGAAACATCATAAATTGATATTTTACCAACATTTCCAACTAAATCACTTATTATTGCATTTGGTTGTATTAATTTATGTGATCTAAACGGAATTGTTATTCTTTTTTGCCCACTAGTAGTATTAAAACCAGCAGTTTGATATGTGCCAGATTCATAAAATAATTCTACATCTTTGAAATCTTTACTTGGGTTTACAACCGAATTAGTTTTTACTTTTTCTCCCTCTGTTATAACACATTCATAAACTTTTGCATTGACTGTTTTGTTAGTTCCATTAAATCTTAAAGCTGTTTCCAAACCATTTATGATGGTAACATTGCCCAATTGGGAATCTAAATCTGGAACAGTAAATGTACATGCAACTCTGTGTCTTCCAATAGTTAAATGTAAATTATCCGAATCCAGTACAAGTACTCTAGTTGAATCCGATTCATTTATTCTTGCTTCTATATATAAATCAATATCTACTTCGGCATTAACTTCTATATCTGCACTAAAAGTGTATGTCTTTTTGCTAAATGCAGTGACTACGGGAATTAATTGTCTTAAATATGCCCAACTTAAAGAATTAGGGTCAAACGTCATTGCTAAATTTATTCCTCCATTGATACTATTTAATTTAGAAGCTGTAATACTTGTGGTTATAGACTTTACAATCCAATTTCCGCAAACAGTTTGTCCACCTCCATTAGTGGCAGGTATATTAACACTATTACCATTATGCCATACATAAAAAGAAGCATTTGTAAATAAATTATTTAATGCAGGTTCATACTTATTTTGATTAGTCGTTATATCATATAAAACATTCTTTTGCGCAAGTTTAGATTCTAAATTTACCAATGCATCATTTACAGTTCTATTATCTCCATATTTAACGATTTGAGCATCCGTATGTGGATAATAAACATTTCCGCTATTATCTTGCATTTCTATAGTATTTATTGACATTTATTTCACCTCCTTAAATAGTCTTAAAGAATAATTTAACTTCTGTTCCTGTTGCGTAATCAGTACCATATTTAACAGATGCACCATCTGCACCTGCTGGACCTTGTGTTCCTGTCGCTCCTGCATCACCTTTTTGAGCAATGCAAGTCCAATAAGTAGTATTAGTTGGCAAGATAGATGCACTAGCAGTATGCGAAGTTTTGCAAGCATAAGAACTACCATTATAAGTTACTATATCTATTTGTGTAGAGTTGTTTACATAAGCTGTTCCAGATACCCAAGCATTTTTTAGAACCATAGAAACTCCTGTATTACCTTTTGCTCCTGTTGCACCAGTGGCCCCATCATTTCCAGTCGCGCCTTTTATAGAGCCACTGTAAACCCATTTTGCTGTAGCTGCATTTCCTGAAACTGTACAATTATATACATATCCTGTACTTGTATTTAAGTATTGATCCCCTGCTAAAGCAGATGTTATTCCGCTACTACTAAATATAGTTGCTGTTGTGCTAGTTCCTGTTATAGCTGTTCCACTATACCATTGCGAACCTCTTGTTCCAGTTGCCCCTGTTGCGCCTTGCGCTCCTGTCGCTCCAGTTGCGCCTGCGTCTCCTTTTAATGCTCCGTTATCTAATTTTTGTTGAAATGTTTGTCCATCCGAAAAAGTAACTGCATCTGCGCTTGTTAATACATCGACCTCTTGCAATACTGTACCTGTATTCTCATCTAACAATTGAACTCTAACTTTGTTTAATGACATAATATTTTCCTCTCTTTCTCTATATTATTTTAATCCCCATTGTTGGGCTTACTTTTAAATTTTCTGTGCCGCCACTGCTTATTGTATCTGTTATTTTAAAATACAAAGTATTTGCTTTTCTATCTTCTACATTTGGTAAATCCTCACTAATATATAATCCTATTTTAGTATTCATTACTTCGAAAAAATCTTCAATATTTTCTAAAAAGTCGCTTGCTTGGTCTAGTTTAGCTTCTAATTCCTCTAATAATGTATAAGTGGCTTTACTTATGGAGCTGTCAACTCCTAGGACACTAGGAACCACAACTAAAACTAAATTGAAAGTGGCTTTTCTTTTGCCTGTAGAATCTATAAATTGTAACTCTATAGGCGTTTTCCCTGCTGTGGTTGTTAATTGTTCATCTGCTTGGATATTAACCACATTCCCACTTCTGGCTATTCCAGTATGCTCTTGAATTAATGGTATTTTGTCAGCCTTCATTGCTCTTAATCTTACGTTATAACCACTTAAATTTGCTTCAATGCTATTATCAAATATATTAAAAATTAAATTTAAGCTATCAAATTGTTTGCAAGTAGTGTAAATATTCAGATTTTGCTTTAAATCTAAACTTGCGGTTAAATCTTGTATAGCCATTTTACGACCCCCTCCTTACATATTTTTTACCACATATTCTATATACTCTTTTAATGTCCTAGAGCCTATATTTATATTGTCATTATCAAAATCTACATCGCTATAAAATTTGACATACGCCCTAAACCTAGCACTATCTTTTACATTTAATGTATTAGTTACTTCAAAGTCATCATCTGCAATCAACGTTGTTCCAGTATCCGAAACATAAATTCTGCTTGTATAACCATTTTCATTAGTCATCGTTAGACCATTTCTATCCAACTTGTAAGTGGAATCTCCATCATCTACTACAAATCCTCCATCAGCCGTACATCTTCCGTTTGTATTAACATAAAATACCAGATTAGAATCTTTATAAAGTCTAAACTTACCATCATGTACCTCTAGGCCATTTGCATCTATTATTACATAAGCATTACTAGCACCTACACACGCTACTTTAAATGCACTTTTGCTTAACTCCCAGCCCATTCCGGTTCCATCTTGCTCAACTACAGCATCAATTTTTTCTTCCTGTATATCTAGTCTTGCGTTTATCTTCTTTTCGGAATTTGAAACTTGTAAAATTATTTCTTGCTTAGTAAACTGTATTTGCTTTACTGTATCACTTATAATGTCTGTTATATTTTTTCTAGCAAATCCAATTTCAACCTTATCTATTGTTGTTACTCCTTCAGAATCTATAGTATAGCTAATTTTATTAACTCTTCCTTGTAAATCTAGATTCAATTTCTTATGTTTAATGTAGACTCTATCTCCTAAATTTACATTTTCTAGAGCTTTATAATTTTTATATTCTTCTGTTTTGCTCAGTTCTATGAAATCTATCACATAGTTAAATGTTATTTGATCTACTTTATCCTCATTAAACATCTTATTGCAAGTATCTCTCATGATTTTATAGGCTTCTTCAATTGTGATTTGTTTATCATCTTTTGTGTTAGTTCCATCCCAAATGTTCAGATTTAATTCAACATCTCGATAATATTTCTTTTCATATGCGCCTGCATTAGGACTTACAATTTGATATTCCGGAAGTCGGTAGTCTCCTGACTTTGGAATTAAAACAGTTGCTAAATCAGTTAAATCCATTGTTTCTTTTATTGAAGATATATTTTTACCATATTCAATAATAACTCCGTTATCTTCTCCCCTTTGGTCAACTATATCTATAGTGTCATTACTTACGATAAACTCTCCACCATATTCAGATAAAACACTATTTTCCGAACCTATAATAGCACTTAATAAATTGCCTTCTTTAACTTCTAATATCACATTAGTATTTGTATCTTTATCCAAGTTACCAACTTTATAATTATGAGGATCTAATGCACTATTCAATATAATTTGTATAGCCTCTTTTCTAGTCTTTCCTACAATGGTCATAGCTCTAACTCTATTTTCTTTCAAATCTGCTAATATTTTAGATTGCCCTTGAACAATAGTCGTGCTAGAGTTCGTCTCCTTTTGAATTATTCTAAACTGCTGATTATCTCTGCTATCAATCGTTGGAGTAGAAATTATTGAAGCCGTTACTAAACTACTAGAAATATTTTTAGTGTCTTCCAATGGATATTCTAATTCCATCGTATAATCTTCGTTTATCTCTTCAGTAACACCACAAGAAATAACTTCACTTAATATAGTTTCATTATGAGAAAAGTCTATTTCATTACTCTTAAACAGTCTAATCATCAAACTAATAGCACCTCCATCTTGGAGTAATCTCTAATTTATTTACATTTCCACTCCACGAAATTGTATTTTTTCCAATAGAAAAGACTGGATAATCTCCAGTCATATTTCTTCCAAAATTAATATTATCTTTGTAACATTCTTTTATTTCTGAATCTATTGTTACATAGTCAACTACGTTTTCTATAGTAAAACTAGTATCGTTTATATTTAAAATTATGTCATGACTTCCATAAATCTTGACTATTGGCTTAGATTCATACGTTCCAAAATTATTTAATACTATTCCACTAGTTGTAATAATTTGAGCTTTTAATCCACTGGTCATGTATTTTAGCCCATTACAAATAAAGGTTGCAGTAAAGCGTCTTATAATTCTACTGCTAGTTTTAGTTTCGCTTATTTTAATCTGTTTAACCTTATATGTTTTACTCTCATCTGCACTATAAAAAAGTTCTTTAGACTTTGTATTTAATAACCAATTATCAATCATAGCTTTCTTCATAAAGTATTCATCATCATCAGCTTCATACCAGAAATCAAAACTTAAGGGTATATCACTAAAACCTTTTATCCTAGTTAAATTTTCTCCCCCATCAATTTCTATTATTTCATATTCTATGTTGGTAGCAGGAATTATTGGTACATTCTCTATTATTAACTCTAAATCTCTACTATCTCCATTGTTATAAAATATATAAGACATTTTACCACCCCTTTCTACTTGAACTAAATGCTAAGTTACTGCTTATATAAGGTGTTGTAACTCTAGCAAATTCTTTTCCATCTAAAATTACAGGGACTTCGATTTTAATTTGCTGAGAACTTCCACCACCATAAGAGTTTTTAGCAATATTACTAGCCACTTTATTAGCTACTTCTAAAGCAGTTTGTTTAACTAAATCCTCACTTGAATCATGATTATAAATTCTAGTACCTGAAGGCAAGTCATATAATTCATATCCTTTTTCATGTAAGGTTGTATATCCTCCTGCGAAACTATCACTACCAGTCCAATTATTCCCTATTGTTAATTGATCTGCGTCAGCTGCATCTACATCTGAAGCATTTCCACTTACATCATAGGAGAATGTTTTATTTGATGGAGTCCAACTGCTCCACCAATTTTTTAATTTATCCCACCAAGTTAATATCTTACCAGTCGATGTATCTACACTAGTTTCAAGATCGCTATTCATTCCTTTTATTTTTTCAACTGCCTGATCTCTGGTTTCTCCAGCAGCCTTGACTGTTTCATCTCTTTGTTTTTTTGCATCTTCAATCATTTTATCTGCCTGTTCAGCAGTTATTGTTCCAGTTTCATCTCTCATTTTAGTAATTGTTGCAATATTTTTATCATATTCATCATTGGCGGCTTGAATAGCTCCATCTCTACTTTCATTTAATTTTTGAATATGTTCTGATGCCTGTTCAGCAGTAATTCTTCCATCATAATCTTTCATACGCTGTAAAATTACCTGTGCTTCAACCTCATTGTCAGAAAGTGATTTTACTGCATTTTCTTTCATTTGATTTTGTAATTGTCCTATATCAGTTACTTCTTGACTTGTTAAAGTTCTATGATTATCTGCTGCACCTTGAATTATTTGATTTATTTGACTTTCATATTGCTGTGTTTGAGTCTCTTTATTAGTGTAAAATTCTGTTGTCTTTTGCATGATTTCAGTTTGCTCTGTACTGGTAAGAGTATTTTGTTGTGTGAATAATTCTTGTAACTTAGCTATGCTATCAGTTTTCTGTTTCTCATATCCTTGTATAACACTCTGAGTCATACCATCAAATTTAGTTTTAGTATCAGTTGCAATTTGTCCTGTAATAACAGTCCCATTGATATATAGATCTTGAAGTGAAGCTTTAGCGTTTTGATCCATATCTAAATAATCTTTTACTGCTGTCTTTGTTGCTTCACTTATCTTTATTGTATTAGTTGCAACATTTTGAGTCATGGCTCCATATTCTGTTTGCACCGTTTGAGATGTATATTGAACTTTGTCTGCAAACAAATCCACCGAAGGGACAACTTCCTGAGTTAATCCTTTGTATATTCCATATCCAGCTAAAGCAACACCACCTGCTGCCGCAACAAATGGAGCTGCTGCTATTGCTGCACTACCTAATCCAGCAGTTAATGCACCAAGGCCAGTTGCACCTCCAACCCCTCCAGCAACTGCTCCTGCTTCTGCTACCGTTTCTGTAGCTACAGTTGCAGTTCCTAAAGCACCAGATAATTTAGATGCTATATTAATTACTGTTCCTACACCATTGGCTACTCCACCGACTACTTTTAGAACTCCACCTAGCGCAGTACTAAACATCACTACATCTGCAATAGTTGTTATAGTCCCTTTATCCATGCCTTCTAGAGTTGATGTCAAACCACCGATTACACTAGTAACCTCTTCCATTACTGGCGCTAATGCATCTCCTAGTTCTATACTTGCATTTTTCAATTCATTAAAGTTTTTTCTCATTTTATTACCAGCAGTTTCATCTACTTTTGTAAATGCATCATCTAATGCAGTCGTATTAGTGGTCATTTGATCCATACTTTGTTGGAATAAGTTCATCCCTTGATCACTTGTCATAGTAAGTACAGTATTAACAGCTTCTACAGAACCGAATAATTGATATAATTCTTCTGTATTACCATTGGTTTTTTGTTTTACTTCTTCTAAGAACTTTCCCCATCCAACACTCTGTAAATGTGCTGCATTAAATTCTATACCTAACTTTTGTGCCATTTTTGCAGCTTCATCACTTGGTTTTGCTATATTAGAGTAAGCTGCTTTTAGTCCTGTAACTGCTCCACTGGTCTTAATTCCATTAGCAGTTAATGTTGCTAATGAACTGAATAGCTCTGATGTACTTACTTTTAATGCTGCTGTTGTCGGAATAACATCACCTATAGAGCTAGACATTTCTCCAAAGGTTGTTTTTCCTAAGTTTTGTGCAATAAACATTTGATTGGCAATATTAGTTACTTCGTCTGTCTTAAGTCCATAAGCATTTAATACTGTGGTTAATCCATCAACTGATGTTGCTGTATCAGTAAATCCACCTTTAGCGGCCTTTACCGCAGTTGTTAAAAAATCAACTGATTTTTCTGCTGCTACTCCTGAAGAAATAGTATCATACATACCATCCTGAATAGTATCAAATGATTCACCACTCATATTAGATAGATCTATAACGCCTTTCCCTAGATCCTCTATGCTGATGTTTGTTGTATCAGCAACAGTACTAATCTTAGCCATACCATCATGAAAATCAGTACTAAATTTAACTCCTGCTATTCCTGCTGCTTCTAAAGGTGCTGTAATCTTTAATATTCCATCTCCAACATTAGCAGCTTTATTTCCAAAATCCTTTAATTTCTCGCCACTTTCTTTTAAACTATTACTTGCACTAAGCCACTTATTATTACTTTTATCAAGCTCATCATTTATTTTTTGAAGCTCTCCCTGAGTTTTTACAATCTCAGTTTCAGCTTTATTCATATTAGTTTGATAATTTTGTATCTGTTTAGCATTAGATTCAATTGCTTTTTCTTTTTTACTATACTCAGTTGTTAATTGATCTACTGCTTCTTTAGCACTTTTAGCTTGTTCACTTTCTTTCCCATATAACTGTATTGCTTCTTGATACTTACTATTGGCACTTTCCAAACTAGCTTTTAATTTATCTCTTTCAGAGATATTATCACTCATCTTTTGACTAGCTTTCTCCATTGCTTCCCTATAGGTATCAACTTTTTTAGATTGTAAATCAAATTGTTTGGCAAGTGCATCTTGTGCTGATTTCAATCTATCACTAGTAGATCCAAATGTCTTAAGACCTTCACTAGCTAATTTAAATTCTGATTGAACTTCTTTTAAACTGCTATTTATACCTTTAATACTAGAATTATATCCAGTATCATCTAGCACCATCTTGGCCTTTATTAGTTTTTCCAAGTCGCTCAATTACTTTACCTCCTTTCCTATAAGAATGGTATTTCATCTATATAAACTCTTTCTTCATTGCCAGATTTATTTTCATTGTTTTCGTCTTTAATTTCCCAACCATTAAACTTCACATGATTCATCCACATTTTATATATTTCAGCGTGTGTAGATTCTAAAAATTCAGCTTTTGTATAATTTAAATGAGTTTTACTTATATAAAAAAGCCAGTCAAAATTAATCTCATAAGGATTTTTTGACTGGTCACCTAGTTTTTTTCTTTATTATTCAGTTTTGAATCTTTTTTCTTAACACTAGTATCAATACCCATATAGTCAAAATATAAATTCTTTACAAATGCAGGTACCTCGTTATTAAGCTGCTGAGGTGTTAATAAATTTATTAATTCCTCTATGCTGAATTCTTTAGTCTTTTCTACTTTTTTATCATCTTCAGTTTCCTTATCTATGCAACTACATGACATTAATCTTAATGCATTAGTATAAAATTTCTTGCCTTCCATTATTCCTTGTAGTACTGTTCCGTAATTACCATACTTGTCATCTACTTTCAAAATGGTTTCATTTGTCATTTTAAAATTATATTCTTTCTCACCTATCTTTAATTTTCTAGTTTCAGCAAACATATATTCATATCCCCTTTCTGACTTTATAAGAAACTCCCAATCAAATTAAATGATTGAGAGTTTAAATTACTTAAGTAGTTGGTGTAGTTACTTTTTTAGTAGGTACAATTACATTTTCAAAAAATTTAGTTTCAATGTCACTTGGGCAATTTGGATCATCTTCATCTACGTTATATTTCCACATTCCATTATTTTGCAATGGTTGGAACGTTGACTTCATTTCTGGTGTCTGGTAATCAACTTTCCCTTCTTGACCTTTACTAGAATCATCAGGTAAAGACATCTTTCCTTTATAAAGAATTCCATATCTCTTTTTTCCATTAGACTTATTTGCTACATAAAGCAATGCTATATATGGAGCAATATCATCAGATGATGCAAATGTTCCTCCTTCTGTTGCAATAGTCTGCCCTAGTAAGTCAGCAGATTGTTCATTAGTCAAATCTGCTACATTAACAGTAACCTCAATATCTTCTAGCGTTGTTGCTTGCTCCCACACTTTATTTTCTGCATATAGTTTTTCAGTATTTGATTTTGGTGCAATTTTAATTTCCTTTACCCCTGGTAAATATTTGGGTTTCTCAAATGTTAAACCATCTGCATCATCTTTTGTAATTTTGGAATAGAATAATTTTTCTAAACCTACAATAGCCATATATTTTTACCTCACTTCCAGTGTAATAAAAAAGCGCATAGCTTTATGGAATAACTGCGTATCATTTTCATATAAATCAGCAGCCATACTCCTATTAAAGCCAGCGTTTGTCATTACTTCTTTAATTTTATTCTCTAAATCTGTGTAATCTGTTTTACTAAATATATCTACTTGCAAATAAAAATTTGTTGCTATCTCTTTATTTTCTGCCCACTCTTGCCCATTTTCATCAAAGATCTCATATTCAACGTACGGTGTATTAGGCTTATTGGCATGTATAAAATAAACTTTTTTATCTGCTGTTAAACTTAATACTTCAGAATTTGATAATGTATCTTTTACTAACTTTTTAATATTAACCATTGCATCACCCCTGCTTTAACAATCCCTTTGCTAATACTTCTAAAGCTTCATCTTGTGAGCTATTAACAGATCGTTCAAAAAATCCAACATGATGTTTTTGTTGGCTAGTTCCAAACTCTTCAAAGCCTGTATACCAAGCGCCCATTATAACTTGACCTGTTATTAAAGAAAGATCATCCTTACTAACCTTTTCTTTAATTTTTCTTTTCATATCTCCGCTTTCTCCAACCGGAGTATTACTTTCAACTGCATTATAAATTACATCTATACCAGCTTTCATTGCTTTCTTTTCATCAGTTTCAGTAAGTGTCATGTCTTGAAGAATACTCTCTAATTCTTCAAAACCATCTAATTCAATTCCACTCATATAATCACCTCAGCTTTTATATCAATCCACTCATGCTGATTATTGTAATCAGAACAAAATAATATATTATAATCTTTATTTTTATAGATCACTTTATACTGCTTTGTTGCTCCCGGTACTAATAACACCTTAGTTTTATTACAATATCTCACTATAAATGTAACTATATTCTCAGAATTGTTAGCCTTTGCTGATATAAACTCTTTACCACTTACTTGTTTAAATGCACTCCAACATGGATGATAAGTATCATCCCAATTTGGCGCATCAAAACCATTATCATTTTGGTTTTCTCCGAGGTACTCACTTATTATAATTCTTTGATTGCAATTCTTACTATTCATCTGAATCACCCAAAAATTGCTGCAATTTTATGCTTAAATATACTCTATCATTATTATCGTCTCTATCATCATACAACGTCTTAACTGATTTTAATAATAATAACCTATGGCATAAATTTTCTTCATCATAATCTGCAAATCCATCTGTAATATACTTCTTTCCAACTTCAATGAATAGTTTAATTAATTCATCATCATCATCAAAATCTACTCTTAAAAAGCTCTTTATTGTTGATAAATCCATATTACCTCCCCCTGAAGGAAGGGCATTAAGCCCTAAAATTAAGCTGATGCTCCAACTGCTAATTCTCCATATATATAACACTTATCAGAGCTATCACATTGTACTACATCGATAAATTCAATAAGTCTCGCAATAGTGGTATTACTCATAAATCCTGCTTCACTTGAAGTTGCAAATGCTATTTGACCATTTAAATCTACAAAACATACTGCACAACTTAAATTTCCATAAATAATAGGAGCTTTACCATTTGTTGTTGGTAGCATAGTATTCGAATAAACTACTACTGGATAGCCTTTAAACAAATTTTGAGTTGGATTTGCTGGATTTGGCTGTAATATTGGTCTTCCAAAAGAATCTAAAGCAGCATCAAGAACGTCAAATCCATCTTGATTAGTAACTATAACAGTTCCAAATAATACTCCTGGATCTAAATCTTTATTTATAGATGATTTTAATGCCTTCCAATCAGCAATAGTTTTTACTGTCTTATTAGATTTTAATGCTGCTAAACCCATAGTATTTTCTGTCACAACAGCTTTTCTTGCAAATACATCTACTACATAATTAATTAGAGCGTTGTCTGTTAGAGATAATAGTGTATTTGATAATTTTATGAATGCCGCCTTTTCTTGTAATGAGAATTTCACATTTTTAAATTTGATTTCATCCTCATCTTCTCCATCTGTACCATCAGCAAAATCTACTAATCCTGATACAGTCTCAAAATTTTCAACTGGGAAAGATCCTGTCAATGCTCCAACAGGCATGTACCCCAATACATCTCTTAAAGATTTATACTGTCTTATCTTCTTTTGAATTAAAGTTCTTATATCCTGAGGTAATATATAGCCTTCTCCATTTGTACCTTCTGGAGCGGTTGTGGTTGGTAATATCAATGCATTTTCAGCTTCAGTTAACTTTTTACCTGTAACTTTCTTTATCATTGCTCTTATCATATTAGCATTTTCTTTTGTTTTATTTTTAGAATCTTTTGTTGATCCTTCTTCTGACTCTTTTTCCGCTTCTGCTTCTGCAGCTAATATTGCTTCTTCTTCTTGTTCAAGTTCCTCTTGAACTTCTATGGCTGCTTTTAATGTTCTAACCTCTTCCATCTTGTTTTTAGCATCTTCAACTTTGTTATTATCTAATAATACCTGAGCCTCATTCTTTAATTTTTCCAAATTATTTTTCATTGCTATACTTTTTTTCATTTAATACACTTCCTTATCTGAAATTTTTAGCACAAAAAAACTACATATCAAGCAACTCAAGCTCAATTTGTAGTTTATTTTTTAACTCACTATCTAGTTGTAGGTGTTCGTCACGATCACCTTTTTGAATTTTATCTTTAAATTCCTCTGGTATATTTCTATAATTTTTAAAATTCTTAAAATCCACTTTTGCAACTGCTTTGTTCTCTTCAATTACCTTGACATTAAAATATTTCTCAGCTTCATTTGCTGGTAACCAAGTCTCTTTATCCATTAAATCCTTTATAGTTTCTATATCAATGCCATCTTTTAGCTTAGTTTTATATACATTTTCAATTCCTATTTGAATAGTGTCCAAATCATCAGCCATTTTTCTCATATCTATTGCATTTCCCCATACTATGTTACTTGGTTTATGAATCATCAGATATGAATTGTTTGGCATTATTATTTCATCAGCTGCCATGCAAATAACACTAGCTATTGATGCTGCCATTCCATCTATATGACATTTTTTCTTTCCAGTTGCTCTATTTAACATATTATATATAGCAAGTCCAGCAAATACAGAACCTCCACCACTATTTATATAAATATTTAAATCTTTCCCTTGCGCTTCACTAAGTGCATCAAGCACATCTTGTGGACAAGTATCTGTATCACACCACTTTTCCCACTCATCACCAACTATATCTCCATAAAAATATATATCTGCGCTAGTATTTGTTGAATTTTTAACTTTTAAATAACTTAACTTACTCATTATTACCACCACCTTTATCGTATTGTTTTCCTAAATCCTTTAAGAAAATACTTGCGCCATTACCTACAATTAACTGATCTGTTCCCTCTATATAAGATAAATTTTCTTTTTTTCTTACTTCAGCTATAGTCATATAAGAATTATTTATGCCTGCAACATAAGATGCTGTCCTACTAGCCAAATCGCTTCTTAAAATGCTATCAACATTAAACTGCCAGTAATAACCTTCCTCATCTTGCTCATCCTCAGTAAGTAATTTATAATCCATTTCCTGCTCATAAGTAGTCAAAGTATTCTGCAACGTATCGCTGTAGAATGCTTTATTCTGCTGTTCTATGTTGTTATATGTGCTTTTCTCCATATCATTAAGCTGAAATCCCTTGACTCCAAATGCATTAGCAATATGTCTTGTTGTTAACCCTTGCAATTGAAAGAACTGACTATTGACTAATTTAGTTTCTAATTGCTCAACCTTAAAATCGGTTGGAATCGGTACAACCTTACCAGCATTTTTAGCTCCACCCATATCAGCGAATTTCTTTTTAATCTTCTGTTGTTTTGCATCATTCAAATCACCAATATATTGAACAATTATCGGGTCCATTAATCCATTTTTATACCTGTCTTTTAAGATTTTATTAGAATATTGCTCATTTGCTATTACATCAGCAATATATTTTTTAATGCTTGTGCCTTTCAACCCATCCATGCTAAAGTTTTTAAAATGCACTATATTATCACTTGTATATAGTAATTCTCCTTTTTTACTATCTGAATATAAATAATAAACTGCATTTTTCTTATCTAATATTCCTGTATTATCTACTATAATTTGAACTCTTGTACTGTCTAACAAATATAAAGCAGTTATATTCCCCTTAATATCATTCCCCATTACCCAAAATGAATTACCATGCTCTAATCTTTGGAATTCTGTTGCCCACAAAAAATCATGTGCGTTAGTAAATGGATTTGGTCTTTTCTTTAAAAGCTTATATAAGTTATGGTCAACTGCCTTATTTGCACCTTTTTCAGTTTCTTGCATTAACTTAATTGGTAATTTTGCAATTGCATTGCATCTTATTTGCATACATGCATAATACGATGCACTTGTTAATTTAGAGTTGGAAATTTCTTCTATGGTTGTATGAAAAAAGCTTTCTAACTGTTCTAGCGTTGGATTAGTTCCTATTGTTTCAACTTCAGATGTTGATTGATTTTTAAAAGTATTCTTTATTTTACTTATAACTCCCATTTGCTTTATCACCTCCTTACCATTCATCTTTCTCTAGCCACTCATCTGTATCAGTTATGTCTATAAATTCATGATATAATGCTAATTTAAAGGCACATAATAAAGCATCAACTGGGTCAATTCTTTTTGTTGTAGCATCTTTATCAATTTTTATAAGACCATTATTAGTTTTTATCACTGCATTACTCATTGCGTAATTTAATAATGGATTATTAGTATAGATAACATTTCCACAATAAATCTGCTCTCTAAATCCTTGTGTAGATTCATTCAAAGATTTATGACTTTGGAATACTTCTTCAACTACATACCCCTCATTGCTTAAATCAATCATCATTTTACTTGCATTTGCTGGATCAAAACATAGTGTTTCTATTCTCCAGCTATTTTTCTTACAAGTTTCTAATACATAATCCATAACTTGTTGCTGATCTACTATTTCAGTATTAGTTATAGTTAAATAATCAGATCTTTCCCATGAATCATAAGGAACTTTATCTACTGCCATCCTTTCCCTTAGTTTTGTTTGATTAGGTATAAAAGAATGACTAAAACAAACGTATTTTACTATTTTCTTACCACTAGAATCTAACTCATCACTTAAAATAGGTATAATAAAAGCCACCGAAGTTAAATCTATCTTCGCTGACATATCAAATCCAACATATACTACCCTATTTCTTAGATCATAAGGTATCTCTTTTACTTCGCATTTCTTCCATTTAGCCATATTCATATAGCCATTTTCCTTGGCTTGTACCCATTTATTAAGGCATTTTGTTAGAAATGCAATCATCTTTTCAGGAATTTCTTTGGCGATTTTATACTCTCCACGTATTTTTTTAATACCTGCATCATATGTCATTCTAATTGGATTCGCTTTTTTCCAACTTTCCTCATCCTCAATGTCATCATCTTCATCTATTTCACATATATCAATAAAATATTCTTCATTATCAATATCGACATTCGGATCTAGTATCTTCGAGCAATAAGTATACTCTTGAGTAAAACATGGATAAGTTAAATCAACTCCAGCAGTAGTAATAATCATTAATAAACTTTCTTTAGTATTACCACCTAACCCTAGGTCATAAAACTCAGTTGTCTTGTGCTGATGATATTCATCTAATACCAGTAAAGCTGGATTGCTTCCATCCCCTTCTTTACCGTCTTGTTTGTTAAGCGGTTTTAAGCTGCTCGTAGTTTTTACATGCTGTATACTGTTCTTTGTTATTTTAAATTTGCCTCTTAGTGGAGACCCCTTTAACATATTCTTGCACTCATTGAATATAACTTCTGATTGTTCTCTTTTTACTCCAGCACAATAACACTCATAAATTTCCTTATTCTTAGTAGCTCTCGTAGACATTTCATAGAGTGTTACTCCAGCCTCCATTTGTGACTTAGCATTTTTTCTAGCTACTTCTATAAAAGATTTTGTAAATCTCCTTAAATATGTCTCTTTATGCTCCCATCCATAAATCTGACATAAGCAAAACTTTTGCCACGTATTTAAAGTTATAAATTGGCCTGCTAATACGCCTTTGCTATGCTTTAAATATCCAAACCATTTAACAATCTTATTAGCTTCTTCTTCATTCCAGTAATACTCAAATGGTGTACTTAATATATTTAATTCAGAATTTTTTATATCATTTAAAAATCTTAAACATGCCCATTTATGCTTTTTACCACTTGGGATTATATCATTTAAACAATCATTAGAATATTTAATTAACTCTTCTTTAATAGTCACTAAATATCACCGAACTCGTCTGTAATATCTTCTTGCTGCTTACTAGTTTTAACTGTAGCAACTTTTAATCTACTATCAATAGTCATCCCACAAAGCGAAGCAAACTTTCTCATCTCTTCTGCATAGTTTTTTTGAATTTTAATTAATGGATTTTCAACTGTTATGATACCCGATTTTGTCATTTTCTTTGATATTAAAGGCTTATCTTGCAGTTCAGCCGTTGCCTTTAAATACAATGAATATGAATTGCAATAGCCACCTAAATTATTTAAATCTAGATTTCCAAGTATATCAATTTTATCAATCTCTTTAACAACTCTTCTAAATTCTTTTTTTGCAATATCATCGATCAGCCAAGAAGGTGCTTTTTTCAACTGCTCTTTCCCCAATACCAACATTTCTTCCTGCTGTTCCTTCTGGACTTTTTCTTCATTAGTTAAATGCTTCTTTTGCATTTCTAATGACTTTCTTCCCCTTGGCATTTTTACACCTTCTTTCATTTCAAATTTTACTTTTTAAATTTTTTATTGGGATTTTTGGGGAATGAAAACTACCCATGCGACTTTCAGCGGCAACACAAAAACATTTTTACCTACCCCCTACCCTAGATTTTAAATTCCTGTTCAAATCTCCTTATCAATTCATAGAGCATATCCATTATTTGCTTTTTATTTTTTTTATCTTTTTCCATCGCTTTATGGATCTTCTGGTGATTACTTTCTGTTAAATAGATAAGGTTATCTATCTCTAATCTCCTATCCCAATTATCTTTAAGAGGTTCGATATGATGTGCGGTTTGTCCATACTCTAACTCACCCAATACATAATAGCTATAGATATCTATCTTTTTGAATTTATCTTTAACTTTATCCTTTATTATCTTCCACTCTTTGCTTGAATAAAAAGACTGCTCTTTATCATCTGATCTATATTTCTTATACTCTCTATGCCTATTCCTTTGGCACTCACATATAGTTCCTGTTTGTATTCTCTTACCACATCTACTACATCTTTTACATATCATCACTCATTCCATTCTTTCATAAGTTTTTTTCTCTCATCTGCTTCCTCTTTCTTAATCTCCAGCAATGCTTTATCTATCTCAGCTCTTGTAGGGTTATCCTTCCATCGTCCTTGCTTTCTATTAATTAGCCAGAACTTAATTGCCTGAACATCTGCTGGTATCTCTTTTGTTACTTCAACTGTACCTAAGTTTTCTTTCTGACATTTGTTGCCTCTATCGTCATAATAAACATCTTTTAGTTTAACCGCTACAGTCTCTTTAACTTCATATCCAGTAGCCTTTTTATATAATGCATTTTCAACTTTGAAATCAGCCTGATTTTTGCCCCTTTTTAAACTTTCTAAAATGTCTAAATGATCTCTTTTATAGTTCTCTAAGGTCGCTCTACTTATACCTAAATTATAAGCGATTTGCGTTTCAGATAATCCCATAGACGCCCATAATTCAACGTCTGCCAGTTTTTCTTTAACTTCATTCCATTTGCTTTTTGCCATGTGAAAACACCTCCTTTCCATTTAGACAATCATGATTTTAAATGCCTTGATTTTCGGTGTATTTCCCAACTTTTAAAACCTCACCTTTTTTTATATTTTTTATGGTCTACTGCAAATGTAGTTAAAGCATTGATAATACTAGCCTTATATCTATTTTTCTATTTATCAGTTAATAGGTAATAACATGGAGGATTACTGATATCTTTTTTAACGCACATATATTAGTAGATATTTTTTCAAACTACATCAAATAAGTACCAGTTTATTTTTTACGCATTATATATCTTCGTCAGCAATTTCTGCTGCATCCTCTTTCATCTTTTCTTTTATGCCCAGATATCTTTTTGTTTCTTCAACTGATTGATGGTTTAATGCAATTCTAACTTTTTCTAAATCCTTACCTGACTTTTCATATATTCTAGTAGCATAAGTCTTTCTAGGACTATGACCACTTATATTTTTTAATCCCATGCTCTTGCCAACTTCAGTAAGAATCGCACTAAATGATTTTTGTTCTATTGGTTCTAAACCATTTTTGGATTTATTTGATGGAAATGCATATTCAGCTCTTTTTTTACCTTTAACATATTCCCTTAAATAATTTTCTAAATTACTTTTTATATATACTTTTCTTTTATCAGGTTTCTTTTTGTTAGGATACCTATGTAAGTTAGCTAACCACTGTTTATATTGTTTAGATTCCTGTATTAAAAAATATCCGTCATCTAACGCATCTTTTATTTGTCCAATTGTAAGTTCAACTAAATCTTGCATTCTATATCCAGTCGCTCTAGCCAAAATAAATAAGTTTAAATTCCTATCAGCATATTTTTTGCTATGTTCAATCAATTGCTCTTTGAATCTTTCATATTTATTTTGTGGTATTGGCGATGCTGTACCTTTTTCCCACTTATGTTTTCTTTCTTCCATTATTTCACCTGCTTTATCGCTCCTTTGTGTCTTTTATAACTTGAATGAGACATTAAATCTTTTATATCACTTTCACTTAATTTCTCATTTTTATTCTTATCTTTCATTTTCATAAGTTTGTTGTAACTTTTAGTATCACTTTCTTTTAAAACATCTTTTACCCTCATAAACTCCCTCCTAAACATAATTAAAAATGAGCTGCTATATTATTGCTAATATAACAACTCATTTTTTCTATACCCACTTTTAATTATCTTCCGATTTATTTCTTTTTCACTATTTTCATTTGCTAATCTCCTTGGAGTATCATATGTAATTATTGGCGCTATGTTTGTATCAACTACTAAGTCTCCATCAGCAGTAGTTTTATAAATAGATCTATTCTTTTTAATAAATGTTGCATCACTCATATATTTTTTGGATTCATATCTTGTTATTCTATCTATTTCTTTATTTCTAATTTTATTAGCTGAATGTGAATTCCTGAAATCTTTTAAATTACGTTCTATGCACTTTCTAACAGTTTCAGGTTTACATTTTAGAATATTAGATATTTGACATGCTCCATAACCTTTTAGATATAATTCTTTTACTCTGACTTTATCTAACATAATGTAACCTCCTAAAAATAGATATAATTATTCCATACCAAAAACGTGACATTTTTTACTTAAAAAGCTAAATGAGAAATATAAAATTGTTTTTTATGTTTATTACTTATTTATGTACATATCTTACCATTAGTTCAATTACAAATGTGAGAAATTTTCGAGAAATTTTTGCAACAAAAAAAGAACAAAAACACGACAAAAATGCAACAAAAAAGTGCCAAAAATATGACACTTTTACTCTATTAATCCTTTTGAAATCCTTATTAACGCTTTGTTTATACTGTAATCTATTTGCCTTTTTGTTCTATCTAATTCTCGTGCTACTTTCTTTTTTTCTTTCCCTTGTATATAAATAAGACTTATAACTTTATAATCTTTTTCAGGAAGTAATTTTAATATGTTATCTATCTTCTTATTTTCTAATTCTAATTTTTTTATATCTAATTTTAGTTTTTTGATTCTTTCATCATCTTCTTTAATTCCATTTATAATTAAATTTTCTATTTCAATATTCTTATTATCTATCTTACAAATTCTTTCTCTATATAATTCAAATTGATTTTTTATTTCTCCCATTTATATCACCTATCCTTTATAAAATATGGTATAATTTAGATAGGTTGATTAGAGAACTAACGTTCCAAAGTCTATTCTCTAATTGAGGTAGGTGTTCGTGATGAACACCTTTATTTTAGTATTACTAATGAAAAACAACCTTTCTAGTAATAATTCCTGCCTTGTTTAGATTATCATATATACTCTTTAATTCCTGCTTGTACCAATCCAAATAAGGATTTCTCAATGCACTATCTTCTCTATTATCGCAACACCACCAATCAGCAACTTTTAGCACTTCAGTTCTACGCGTTAGTACAAGTGGTTCTGGATATTCAAATAATTTCTTTATAATATACACAAAAGTCTTTCCAGTACATCTCCCAGTCATCCTCATATCTATCAACATTGGCTCATTTAAAAGATACTTACGTTGCCATTTATAAAATTTTATATTTAAAGCTTTTTCTATTTCCTTTATTAGCTTTTCACTCATTTTATCCATAAATTAATTACTCCTTTCTACATACTGTTTTAGTTTTGCGTAGGATCACATATCAATTTCAATTAACTTATCTGCTTCATAAGCTATATTTGAACTTCTTGATAATATCCTATCAAATATAATTTGTAGATCATTTATATCCTCTTGGGTGATATCTGATTGTATAGATTCATCCCAATCCTCATACATTCCATTTTCTTGTTGATTTTCTATTGCATCATCTAGAATTCTTCTAGCATCAAATTTTGCATGATACCCTGTTGTTGTATATATTTTTTTAGTTTTATAATTTTCTAAATCCTCTAAAATATCTTCTACAGTATCGACAATGCTATATCCATCCACTAAAACAATAGTATCTTTGGGTAATGTTGATAATTTTACTCTTTTCATTTCTCTACCTCACTTTCTAATGCTTTTATTGCTATATTTAAAGCACATATTTCATCTTCATAAGCACCACCAAAAACTTTAGCAGTAAGACTTTCTTTACTCTTTTTCATGTTTTTTAATTCTTGTATAGCTTGTTTATTATCCATGATCTACCTCCATTCTACAGAGCAAGAACGCCATGGCGTACTCGCTATTTTAGAATTACGTATTATCTGCCTTTCAATGAAAATCCATTTAACTCCATCTTTTGAAGTTCCAATAAGTGTTTATCACACAATCCACGTGTGACATTTATCTGAGGGAACGTTACATTTACTGTAGCTCTATGAAAGCATCCTTTACTGCAGCATAACCCTACTTTATTTTTAATTTTGGCTGATAGTGCATTTAATTTCTCATTCATTGTTATACCTCCACTTCTATTAGTACAATACTAGTATGACGCACTAATAAAATAAAATTTCTTCAAGGTTTACATATTCCTCTGCATCACACATACTAAATACATCTTCATGCCAACCACCTTCGTCATGATCATATTTATAATAGTAAACTTCTCCATCTTCATTTATTAAAGGATTAGTTACAGTATCATAGCATGGTGTTCCATTAGGCCAGTAAGTATTAACCTCTTTCCCTATCATTGGGCAGTATATAGCTCCCCATTCATTCATATCAGATTTCCATTCTAACTCTACATCTTCATCTATAGGCTTAATCCCTAATATAGCGTATTCTTTATTTAATCCCATGCTTTCCGATTCATCTTTTAAGATGTAAGTTATTTGCCTTAATATCTTTCTTCCACTGAAATATGTTTCAGCACCTTCAATAGTTTCATATTTCTCTTGTAGATTAAATTCTTTAAGCATTAGAACGTCTCCAACTTGAAAACCTCTATCATCTTTTCTTAATTCAAAAGTCTTTTTGCCTTCTCTCACAGCATTAAAGTATTGTGGTAGTATTTTTAATTCATGTATTTTACTCATTGCTCTTCCTCACTTTCAAAATAATACTCTTCTTCCAAGGCATCTTGTATCTCATGATAACAAACCGAACACATCCCATCTGTCATATAGTTTTCTTCTTCCCAGTCACCACATTCTCTACATTTTGCATACTTAGTAAGCTCAACATCTTCCATAGAATCATATTCATCTGCAAGTTTCTTATTCTCTTCTATGAATCCCTTGTAAATATCTTCTCTTAAACCTTTATTCTCTGTTGTTATTGCACATGGACAGGCATGTTCCCAACATAAATTCCAATATCCGCAGCCATGCTCCAATTCTATTTTTTCAAATTCTTCTTTACTTAACATAGCTCTATCCCTCCTATTAGTATTGTGAACTAATAGTCTTCTTCACTTGGATATTTAACTATTTCATCTTCTGCACCTTCTAAAATCTCTTCAAACACCTTTTCAAAAGGTTCTCCCCAAACTGTATTGTTAGAATCTGAATCTACATCATCTCTAAATCTATTTACTATAAACTCAGCAAACTCTTTCCTTTTACCTCTTTTAATCTTTGCCGGACCTTCACCATCAAGGTCATAATTACTTGGACTATTTTCGAATAACCATGCTAAATCTTTCAAAGATATTTCCATTTTTAACTTCGTATTTGTTATTTCAAATTTCATTAATTGGTCTTCAAACTTTTTACTCATCTAATTCACCCCTTATTAGTATTGCGAACTATTCCTTATGTGAATTTATATAGTTAATAATTTTCATTGTTGCTGCTGATGCATTTATAGATAATTGTCTTAACTCTTCTGGTATATTTTTAGTAGTACCAATTTCCATTAATGCACTTGATGCTCTGTAATAATTCTCAACAACTTTTGGCTTATCATATTGGTTCACATCTTCCTTATCTTCTTCAACCTTAACCTCATGAAAATCTTCTAGCTCTAACTCCACCTCTTTACTATCTGCATCTGGGCCTGGGCCTTCACCATATTCTTTTGCACATCTTTCACTATTAGGTGACATATACATACATTGGCTACCTGATACATCACAATAATATCTACATTCATCCTCATCAAACTTTGCACATTTACAACTCATTGCTCTGCCCCCACTTTCTATTTGCAATATGTCTGCAACATCTTTTAACGTTATTCCTTTTTCGAATCTATCAATTTGCATAAATTCTTCATATAGATCCTCTGCATATTCTTTTAAAATTTTCTCTGTTATCTCTTCTGGAATATCCTCACTCTGCTCTTTGGATTCTTTTCTACATAGGTAATATGGCAATAGAAATTTTATTAATTCTGCTCTATTTTCAATTAATGCTCTAGCACAATTTAGCAAAGGCTTTACAATGTCTTGATTATTGTTATTTATCAATTCATTATTCATAACATCAAAATCACTTTGGATATTTATATCACCAATAAGTAATCCGTCAATATTTGTTTTCTTTCCTTCTTCACTCATTGCTCTACCTCGCCTTTAATTTCTATCCAATTTATTATTTTTTGCCATAGTATATAAATTAGGATTAAAGCTATAATTGAATCAGATACACTTTCCTGTATTCCTCCATCAAATAAGCACTCTAATTTATCCCATAATGCTTTTAACCAATAAAACATGCCTGTCATTATAAATACATGTATCACATACCTCTTAAAATATTTTATTAAATCTTTCCGCACTCTTTACACCAACCTTCCTACGTCAAATCTACACTTTGTGCATTATTTACTCTTCATTAATTGTTCAATTCTTTTATTAATATCCTCCCATTTCTTATGGTTCTTTCTATCAGCTTCAATAATATCTATAATTTCTTTTCTGTTTTTGGCTTTTGTTATATCTCCAGTATCAATTTTATTTATTTTCTCTAATCTATTTAATAATGCTGTAATTAAATAATGTCTAGCTGTTGAAATCCCACCATCTTTACTAATACAAAAATAAGCATTATTGCTGATAATACAGTCAACTAATTCCTCTTTGGTCATTTCATTTAATAGTTTTCTAACCTCAATGTTTTTAGCACTCATTCCTTTTACTCCTTAACTCTACACTTTACGCATTATTACAATCAATTTTTATATTTATACCAATTATGATTTTTCTTTAATATCTCTAAATTTTTATTATGAATTGATACGTCTTTTTCAGTGACTTGTCTTAATTCCTCTATATTTTCCTTAGTGATTGTTAATAGAATATCGTCACAATCTTCACTGACTGCATAACATATGAAATAATCATAATCTTCATAGAATTCATTTTTACCAAAAGTTTCATGCATTACTTTAAAAAATTTCTCCATTTGATCTAATTGAATAGGTCTTAATACTAAAAATTCATTTGAATTTTCTTGTAGCTCAATAACTGCTATCTCTAATCCAGCTACTAAGTTCCAATCATCTGTAGCATTTTCTTTAACTTTAGCAATTAATTGTTTTATCATGATCTCCCTCCATATATATTTTTTTTTGCTTATAGCTCTTTATAAAATTTATCACTTACTGATCTGCCAAGAATTAATTCTAGTCCTTGCTTGCTTAACCAAAAGTAAATACATTCATCATTATTTGGATGATTAGTGCTTTTTTCAGCTAAGCCTTTTTGAACTAATTCATTCCAATCTTTATCTGTTTCCTGAGTAAAAAAATAATTTCTATATGGTTTATTTTTTCTTCCTATACCAATACAATGTCGCATCATATCTAATTGATATTGAGTTACATATTCTAATAAATTTTTAACTTCCGTATTTTCTCTGCAATATAAAGGACAATATCCCTTTTGGCATCTATAAAATGCAACGGGGTCTTCATCTTCCTTAACTGGTTGTCTTATTCTTTTACACCTTGACGCTGATAACCATTTATCAGCATATTTTTTATAACTTCCACCATCTAACATAGGCAGCCCAGTTTCTCTACATGATGCTGCTGTATAAAATCCATATCCGTTTGCTACTAGCAAATCTTTTATATTATTACTCATAATTGTTACTCCTTCCCCTATACTTCCTTTCATTTGCACCTGGAACACAACCCCATATTTGCATGATAATCTATGCTAGAAATTGTAGCTCCGCACAAATAACATTCTTCATTATCTTCCTTATTTTCATCAGACATATATCCCAATTCCTTAAGTTCTTTTTTTAAAGCTTCTCTTATATCCATTCCATGCTCTTCTATTCTTTTAATTGCTTTTGGAACTATTATGTCTACAATATCCTTAATAACTCCCATTAAATCACCTTCTCATCAATTTTAGTAACATACCACATATCAAATATTTCTTTTTCTTCAATGCAATAATATATTTGCCATGTTCCTATTACTGGATTAAAGAATTTTAATCTATCTTTTTTGTCCACCTTCTCAACTTTGTAACTTGCTCCAGTGATCTTACTTGTTATAATAATATCTTTATTGTCTATAACCTTTTCCCAGGCTGACAAGAATGTAAATTCAACTGATCTATTTATTTCAATCATATTTCACCTATTTTTATCAAGGGGATCTCTCCCCTTATATTTTTTTTTGCAGTAACCGTAACATTAGCAATTGTAATCCCTGCTGCTAACACTCCTAGTCCTGCAAGTATTAACTTACTATATCTTTCAAATTCTTATAAAAGACTTGCTTTTCTTCTTCTGATAAACCTTTAGTAAATTCTTCAAAGATCTCTTTTAAGTCCTTATCAGGCTTTTCAAAATAAGCTTTAACAATCTTTTCTGTTTCCTCATTAAGTTTGTCCATCAATAACACCTCTTTTATAATTACTTATCCCATCCTAGTAATTTCTTTTCTAATGAATCATAGTCATATTCTCTTGCCTCAAAGTTATTAAATCTCAGCGGTTTCACAATATTATCATTTTTAACTCTTGCCTTAGATTCATCTCTGCCTTTTGTTTGCCAGTTCTGTAATATACCCGAAAGATAACCATAATTATTTATTTTTCCACGTTTTACGCATTCAGTAGCTGCTTCCATCATCCAGTTAGCTCCAAAAACTTTAATATCTGCATCTATAAATTCTTTTAACTTGGCACTACCTATAAAACCACATTTTTGAAAATGAGCATAAATATTAATCATATCTTTTTCATCAACTACAACAAACGACTCATTGTTATTGGTTATAGTGTTAGGATATTGGTTATTGGATTTAGGATTATGGTTATAGGTTATTGGATTATGGTTTTGTCCACTTATCGGTAACGTATCGTCAAACTCTCCTGTTTGAGCCATTCCTTCAAAATTTATTTTTTTATCAGACACGTTATACGTATCGTTATTTATTTCATTCTGATTGGTATACGTATCGTCTAACGACACGTTGTTTATTGCAGATAAATATTCCTCTATAAGTTGTTTAATAGATGCATTTTTTACATTAGTTACAATTTCTTTTATAAGGGTTTTATCAACTACATTCCCCAAGTCTTTTTTTATACAATCTATCATAGGCTTCCCACCCTTATTTAGATTGTATTTACCATAATTTTTAATACATATTTCTTTAGTTTCGTCATTGTACACTACTAACTTATGAGTATTGATAAACCTTGTCATAAGGCTATTTATAGACTCTATACTGTATCCTAAATCAAAAGCCATTTGCTTCTTCACTATTCTATAAATACCTATCATGTTAGTACAAGGATTAGTAAGAAGATATAAATAAAAATATTTATCTTCTGGTGTCATATCTTCCATTACTTTAGGATCATTCCAAAATTCTGTATAAACTATTCTAAATGCCATAAATTTCACTCCTTAATTGTTTTGACTGAAAAGCCCTATCTTTCTTTTAAACCATATATATACTCCATCTGATATCTTATATAAAATCTTGGGGTTAATAGGCTTCCCAAAATCAATTTCTATAGATATTTTATCCACTTTATCAAAGCATTTAACTTGTATTGCTAAATAAGATTCCTTATAGTCCTCAATGCTAATCGATAAAATATTATCTTTCGATATACTGCATTGTTTTATATAAAACATGCCTTTAATATAATCATTTGAAATAATAAGCCTAGGATGTTCAAACTCTTTTAAGGCTCTTTGAAACTTACAAATAATATCTTCCTCTTTAACTTCTTTAGATGCAGTTGGATACATTTCTTGAAGTAAATCCTTATCCAATTTGCTTTCAACAGGCTGTTTTATGCCTTGTACCAAAACTTCGATTTCCTCTTTAGATTCTTTTGCATTTAAATCTTTAATTTCCTCATGAATAACTTTCTGTTCAGATTCTGATAAACTGCTAAGTGTATGAGCTTGAGTGAGCGTTATTTCCTCCTTATCAAGCTTTTCTTTAAGATCTGGTATTAAATCCTTATCTACTTTCTTATAACGCCCAACTTGGACTCCTGAAAGTCCTAAATCTTTTCCTATAAGATCTCTTGTCTTTCCTTGAAGCTTTTCTCCGTTATTTCTCTTTTGCTTATAAATGGCTTCAAGCCTCTTTATTCCTTCCATTTTTTCAGTTGGAGTTAATTCCCTCTGCTCTGCATTTGCTTGTATTAGTATAAGCTCTGCATCCAAATCACTTATTTCTTTAACTTGGCAAGGTAATTTTTCATATCCTAAACTTTTTGCTGCTCTATATCTTCTTTCTCCCGAAAGAATTTCATACTTTGTAGGGGAATTAGAAATTTTTCTTACAACCAAATTATGCATAAGGCCATTTTCTTTAATAGATTCTGCAAGTTCTTCTATTTCTCTAATGCCATAAAAATTTCTTTGCGATGGAACTAGACTATTTATATCTAGTTCCTGTGTAAATCCTTTATTGTCTACTCCATTTATCCTATCTGCTATCCCCTTTAAATAAGACATTGCTGCAATTCCTCCACAAAACTTTTATAGTCCTTAGATGCATTTGCTCTGCTATTAAAATAGACCACTGGAGTAGAATTAAAAGTACTCTTAATTACATCAACATTATCTCTTATAGTTTGTTTAAATAGCATATCCCCTAGTTCTTCTTTAAGCTCTTGCTTTATTTCTCTGTTGATTGTTGTAGATCTATCCATTGTTACCAAAATCCCCAACAATTTTAATTCATCGTTAAATTCTTCTTTAACTCCTTGAATGCTACCCATTAGATATTCAAACCCATCTAGTGCAAATTTATCTATTTTCAAAGGAACAATGACATATTTACTAGCAGCCAATGCATTAATAGACAACATTCCTAAACTAGGAGGACAGTCTTAAGATATAATCAAATGAATCTTCCTTCTTACTATTGAGCCACTTTTTAAGCCTTGTTTCTCTTGCTTTCTTAGTATCTGCAAGTATTTCAGCTTCACTCATAATCAAATTTATGTTTGCAGGAACAATCCAAAGATTTTTATATATAGTTCCTTGTATTGGAACATCTTCACCAGCAAGCAATTCATATGTCCCCTTAGTATTAGGATTGTACACATTTAAGTACTTTGTAGCGTTGCTTTGAGGATCAAGATCTATAATTAAAACTTTCTTCCCTTGTCTTCCTAACTCTGCTGCTACATTTACACATGAAGTTGTTTTAGCAACTCCACCTTTTATATTTAAAAAACTTATAATTTTCATCTATTTACATCTCCAATCAAATAATTTATAATGGAGATACGGAGTAGTGATCCGTATCTCAAACATTCGATGAACCTTTATGTAAGGTTCTTTTTTTATTAGTACCATTGTTTGCCTTCATGAGTTACATGTAACCAAACTTTACTCTTACCTTCTAAGAACGCGAATCTTAAATATTCTTTTCTATACTGCTCTGTAGGCTTTAAATTCTTATACTCACTATCTGAATATTTGTGTAATTGTTTTTTACTTCCATCAGCTTTTAATACAATTATTTTCGTATCTATACTTACATAACAATCCTTATAATCTTCATCAACTTCTGCATCAGGATGTGGTGCTACATAATCTATTTCTTGAACATAATTTATAGCTTTTGGTACCGTAATCATCTTTCTATCCATGCCCATAGAATTAAAGAAATTAATAATAAATCTTTTAAAAATAACCTTATTCCCATCTGTTAAATTTTCAAAACCATTAATTTGCTCTGCGTCAATCCCATGACAATTTTTTAAGTCTTCTAAGCAAGTAAGCTTATAATCATTTAATCCATTGTCCTGATATATTTTTTCAACTTCGCTTCTCTTCATTTCTAACACTCCTTACACAATTTGCATTTAGAATAATTACCACAACAAAATTTAATCAAATGAACTTTTCTACTCTTTTTATCCACAATCTTGCTACGCAATTTATGGCTATTGTGGATAAAGTGAGGACATTTAATCTTACACATTTTTCTCTTTCCTTTCTTTTGCTAATTTTTCCATAATGCATTTTGCTTCAATTTCAACTATTGGTGCGTAAAATTCTTTATCAGTCATGTCTAAAACTTCAATTATTTCTCGACTTAAGCATTTGCCTGTTTTTCTATCATAAGTACTTCTTAAAACTCCTACCATATTTCATCCCCCACATCTATTCAATTTCTAATTTTTCTAGAGCTATTACTAATTCGTTTGTTAATCCAGAAAGTTTTTTTAAATTTCCTACTATATAATCCACCTGTGGCTTTTCGTCTTCTGTTATTTTCCCATCCTCAACAACATCAAGTAAGGTTGTACTCATTTCATTGCCTGCACCAAGCAAATTAAAAATACTTATTGAAAGTTTATAAATATTTTTAACATTTTCTTGATTAATTGGTATTGCAATATGCTGTCCTATTGGACATTCATGGCAACAATAATGATTTAAAAGCTCTGGAGCATTGTATGTGTCCGAAATTAGAAGTACTTCCTCTGGATAAGGATTTAGACTTCCAAGTTCTATACGAGCTAATCTAGTTCTATCTATGCCAATTTTCTCAGATGCACCTTCTCTACTATTTAGCGAATCATTGAACTTTGCTGCTTCCATTCGTGCTTTATAGAATATGTTATCAATGGCTTTTGTGGCTTTTTTGGACATGTATTTCCCCCTCTTTCAAAGATATAATGTAAATATAAATTCAGCTACACATTTCGTGTACATACTGTCTAAAAAAAATATCATCTATTGACGCATTTGGGAATGCACTTTTGAATTTATTAAGAAAATTATAACTAGGATTTCTAAGACCTAATTCTATTTTGGAATAATATGTTAAGGTAATTCCTAGTAAATCAGAAAATTCTTCCTGAGTTAATTTTTTTTCTTTTCTGAATTTTAATAAAAACTCATTCATTAATTTATCACCTCGTTTCACACGCTTTGTGTTTATGTTTTTATTATAAATCACACGTTTTGTGTTGTCAATATTTTTTTACACTTTTTGTGTGATTTATTTATTACCTACACATATTGTGATACTATAATTTTAAAGATTGGAGGATTAATATGTTAGGCGATAATTTGAAAATTTTAAGAGAGGAAAAAAATTTGACACAAGCTGCTATAGCAAAAATACTAAATATAAGTCCTAGTACAATTGGTATGTGGGAACAAAATAGACGTTCGCCAGATAATGATTCATTAAAAAAATTAGCAGATTTTTTTGATGTTACTATTGATTTTTTATTAGGAAAAAGTGCTTATAGAAAATTTAATCCTGAAAAATTAACAGAAAAAGATAAAAAAGATATTCAAAACGATTTAAAAAATATAATTGATGATTTCAGAAATAAAAAAGATGAAGGTAAATATTATAATGGTGTAGAACTTGATGATGATGGTTTAGATCTAATGGAAGCTGCTATGAATATAGCTCTTGAACAAATAAAAATTAAAAACAAGAAAAAATATACACCTAATAAATATAAAAAATAAGGTGGCGGTATATTTTGAATAGAGAGTATATAAAAGAAACGGTCAATAAACTAAAGAAGAAATATAAAACCGATAATCCTAAAACAATAGCATATAGTGAAGATATTGAAGTGATTTATTGTCCTTTAGATATATGGGGGATGTATAAGTATATAAAAAGAAACAAAGTTATTTTTGTTAATTCTTGTCTTACAGAATCAGAACAACACTTTGTTCTGATTCATGAACTAGGACACGCTATTCTCCACCCTAAAAGTAATTGTTTTTTTAGTAATGCAACAAACTATTTAAATAAGGTGAAAATAGAATATGAAGCCAATGTGTTTTTAGCCGAATTCTCAATTTATCATATAGATGAAAGTGAATTAAATGGTTATTCAATCAACCAGATTGCTAGTAAATTTAATGTTCCAGTTGAAATAGTTAAATTAAAATTTAATTATATATAAAAGTGTTCTCAACGAACGCCTTATAAAATAAGTAAATTTGATAATAATATAATTGTAACCCAGTTATCGGTAAGTAACTGGTTAATTTTAAAACTCAAAAAGAACATACATTCTTATTAAATAAGTACTAGGAAGGAAGAAAAAAATGAAAGCAGCCATATATGCACGTTATTCATCAGATAACCAAAGAGAAGAAAGTATAGATGCTCAAATTAGAGCCATAAAAGACTTTGCAAACCATAATAATATTCAAATAGTAAAAATATATACTGATGAAGCGCGTTCTGCTACAACAGACGATAGGCCTCAATTTTTACAAATGATAAAAGATTCAGAATTTAATATTTTTAATACCGTCATAGTTCATAAATTAGATAGATTTTCCCGTAACAGGTATGATAGCGCTTTTTATAAAAAGAAACTTAAGGATAATCATGTAAAATTAATTTCCGTATTAGAACATTTAGATGATTCACCTGAAAGTATAATACTCGAATCAGTTCTTGAAGGTATGGCTGAATACTATTCAATTAATCTTAGTCGTGAAGTCATGAAAGGGATGAAGGAGACTGCTCTACAATGTAAACATACTGGTGGAACTCCGCCCTTAGGTTATGATGTTAATCCAGATAAAACTTATTGTATAAATGAGAAAGAAGCTAATGCTATAAGACTAATATTCCAAATGTATGCATCTGGCACTGGATATACTCCCATTATTGATAAATTAAATGATTTAGGCTATAAGTCTAAAACAGGTAAAAGCTTTGGCAAAAATAGCTTATATGGAATATTGACTAATGAAAAATATAGAGGAGTTTATATTTTTAATAAATCATCAAAAAAAATTAATGGCAAGAGAAATTCACATAAAATTAAATCGGAAGATGAAATAATAAAAATAGAAGGTGGTATGCCTGAAATTATATCAGAAGATCTATGGAAAAGAGTGAAGATTAAAATGGACAGTAATAAAATTAATAAGGGTGCTAATACTGCAAAAGCTATTTATCTTTTAAGCGGTCTTATTTATTGTGGAAAATGTGGTTCAGCCATGACTGGTAATAGAAGATATGCTGGAAGAAATAAGAGCCTATATGAAACTTATGAATGTTCTAATAGAAAAAGAACAAAACAATGTGATATGAAAGCTATAAATAAAGATTATGTTGAACAAGTGGTTATTGATGACCTATATAATAATATATTTTCAGATTCAGCTATAGAAAATATAGTGCCTGATATTTTTGCATTTATAAGCGAACAAAATAAAATAATTAACGAAGATATTAAAATTTATAAAAAAGAATTAGCTGATATTCAAACTAAAATTGATAATATGCTAGACGCTATTGCAAATGGTTTTTATAATTCATCAATGAAAGAAAAATCAGATCAGTTAGAAACTAGAAAAACAACACTACTTATAAGAATAAATGAAGCTGAAAGGGAAGCAAAATTAAATTCACCAACGGAAGATATGATAAAAAAATATTTAAAAAAAGATTCTGATATAAAGCAAAAAAGTTTGGAAAACAAAAAGAAAGTAATCCAAACTCATGTTCAAAAAATCACTGTCTATGAAGACAGAATCACAACCGACACGATTGTGAGCCTTATTGGTGGAGGCGACGGGTGTCGAACCCGTGTCCGAAAGTAG